ATGATGGGCTCAACATCAAATGCTTTAGACAAAGGAGGTGAAAACTTCAAAAGATTATATAATGATTCAGATGTTACGAAAAGAAACCGCAATGGACAAACTAGTTCAGGATTATATAGTTTGTTCATACCTATGGAATGGTCGTACGAGGGATTCATTGATACTTATGGGATACCTGTATTCGATACTCCAGAAAAACCAATTAAAGGTATAGACGGAAATTATATAGAATACGGTGTTATTGAACACTGGCAGAATGAAGTTGATGGTTTAAAACAAGATCAAGATGGTTTAAACGAATATTACCGCCAGTTCCCAAGAACAGAGCAACACGCATTTAGAGATGAAACAAAACAATCTTTGTTTAATCTTACGAAAATATACGAGCAAATAGATTATAATGATGATCTACGAAACTCACAAGTTATAACACAAGGCAGTTTTCAATGGGAGAATGGAATACAAGATTCAAAGGTTGTATTCTATCCAAGTAAGGAGGGAAGATTCTTAATATCGTGGGTTCCACCGAAACATCTTCAAAACCGTGTAATAATAAAGGATGGGCTTAAGTATCCGGGTAATGAACATTTAGGTGCATTTGGGTGTGATAGTTACGATATATCAGGAACAGTTGATGTAAGAGGGTCGAATGGATCGCTTCATGGGTTAACTAAGTTCTCAATGGAAGATGTTCCACCAAGCCATTTCTTTCTAGAATATATTGCTAGACCGCAAACTTCTGAGATATTTTTCGAAGAGGTTCTTATGGCTTTAGTATTTTATGGTATGCCAATACTAGCAGAGAATAACAAAGCTAGATTGTTATACTATTTAAAAAGAAGAGGTTACAGACCGTTCTCAATGAATCGTCCTGACAAAGCTTGGAACAATTTATCACCAACAGAAAAAGAGATTGGCGGCATACCTTCAGCTGGTCAAGATATTATACAGGCGCATGCGTCCGCTATTGAAACTTATATAGAAGATTATGTTGGATATAAAGAGAATGGATATGGGGATATGTATTTTCAGAAAACATTAAATGACTGGTCTAGATTTAATATAAATAATAGAACAAAGCATGATGCAACTATAAGTTCAGGATTTGCCATAATGGCGTGCAATAAACATTTATATTCGCCATCGACTACATATAAAAAAGAAAAAGTAGAATTAAATTTCAAAAAATATAATAACCGAGGTTATAGTTCACAAATAATATAATAGATGATTTATACTAACACGAATAGCTCTTTCCCAAGTCAGGTGGTACCGGACGAAGAAAAACAAACATTAGACTATGGTTATGCAGTAGGCATGGCTATAGAAGGTGAGTGGTTTAGAGGTAATAGAACTAGTCTTGGAAATGACAGATGGAGTACCAACTGGCAAACATTCCATAACCTTAGATTATATGCTAGAGGTGAACAAAGCATACAAAAATACAAAGATGAATTATCTATTAATGGTGATTTATCTTATTTGAATTTAGACTGGAAACCAATACCAATTATACCAAAGTTCGTTGATATAGTTGTTAATGGTATGTCTAATAAATTATTTAAAATAAAAACATTTGCACAAGATCCACAGTCTATTGCACAAAAAACAAATTATACCGCAGCATTACTAAGAGATATGAATGCTAAGGATTTGTTGAATGATATTCAAGAGAAGTTAGGTGCAAATTTATATAGTACACCAAACCCTGAGTCTTTACCTGAAGATAATGAAGAATTAGAAATACATTTACAATTAAATTACAAGCAAGCAGTCGAAATTGCAGAAGAAGAAGTTATTAATTATGTTTTAAATAAAAACAAGTTTGATAATATTGCTAAAAGACTTAATTACGATTTAACCGTATTAGGTATTGCTGCTGCTAAAACCAATTGGAATGGTTCGAACGGGGTTACAATAGATTATGTTGATCCATCAAATTTAGTTTATTCTTACACAGAAGATCCAAATTTTTCTGATATGTATTATGTTGGAGAAGTAAAGTCTATTAGCTTAGAAGAATTAAAGAAACAGTTTCCAAATCTGACTAATGAAGAGTTAGAAGAAATTGAAAAGTTTCCTGGGACAAATGATTATAGTCGTACTTATACAAATCAAAATTACGACACAACTACAATACAAGTTTTATATTTTGAATACAAAACATATTCAAACCAGGTATTTAAAATAAAACAAACAGAACAAGGATTAGAAAAAGCATTAGTAAAATATGACGGATTCAATCCTCCAGTTAATGATAACTTTAATGTGGTATCAAGAAGTATTGAAGTTCTTTACTCAGGGGCAAAAATATTAGGGCATAAGAAAATGCTTAAATGGGAATTGGCTGAGAATATGACAAGACCAATGGCTGACACTACAAAGGTAGATATGAATTATGCTATTTGTGCGCCACGTCTTTATAAAGGAAGGATTGAGTCTATAGTAAGCAGAATTACTTCTTTTGCAGATATGATCCAATTAACACATTTAAAACTACAACAGGTACTTGCCAGAATGGTTCCCGATGGAGTATTCGTCGATGTTGATGGCTTAGCTGAAGTTGATTTAGGAAATGGTACAAATTACAATCCAGCAGAAGCATTAAATATGTATTTTCAAACTGGTAGTATTGTTGGTAGATCAATAACACAAGATGGATCAGGTAACCCAGGGAAAGTTCCGATTCAGGAATTACAAACATCGTCTGGAAACGCCAAAATTTCATCGTTAATAAATACGTATCAGTATTACTTACAAATGATACGTGACGTAACGGGACTTAATGAAGCTAGAGATGGTTCTATGCCGGATTCAAATTCATTAGTAGGTTTACAAAAAATGGCGGCTGCTAATTCAAATGTAGCAACAAGACACGTACTAGACGCTAGTTTATATATAACCTTAAGAATATGTGAAAATATATCTAAAAGGATAGGAGATTCTTTAAAGTTCCCATTAACGGCAAATGCGTTAGTACAAAGTATATCGGTATCGAATGTTAGAACATTGGAAGAATTACAAAATTTAGATATTCATGACTTTGGTATATTCTTAGAATTGGAACCTGATGAAGAAGAGAAGGCTCAGTTAGAGCAAAATATACAAGTTGCTTTGCAAACAGGGGGTATTGATCTTGAAGACGCTATTGATTTAAGAGAAATTAATAATCTTAAACTTGCTAATCAATCTTTAAAATATAAAAGAAGGAAGAAACAAGAAAGAGACCAAGCAAATCAACAAGCAAATATACAAGCACAAGCACAAGCAAACTCTCAAACAACAGAAGCAGCGGCTTTAGCAGAAGTACAAAAGAATCAAGCTTTAGCACAAACTGAAATACAAAAAATGCAGGCAAAAATGCAATTTGATATCCAAAAAATGCAACAAGAAGCCGAACTTAAAAAGTTATTAATGGCTGAAGAGTTTAGATACCAAATGCAATTAGCTCAGATTAATGCCCAAGCGCAACAATCAAAACTTAACACTATTGAAGATCGCAAGGATAACAGACTAAAGACCACCGCGACACAACAGTCAGAACTAATAGATCAAAGACAGAATAAAACAATGCCAAAAGATTTTGAATCAGCTGGCTTTGACAATATGAGTGGTTTTGATTTAGCTCAGTTCGAACCAAAATAAATTTTACCAATCAATCTTATAATATTATATCATGTCAGAAGAAATTAAAACAGAGGGAGAATTCAAAATAAAGAAACAAACCCCTAAAAAACTAAACAAAGTTGACCAGGTTACAAAGGTTACAATTAGCGACTCAGAACCTGCCACAGCAGTTGAAACAGAAGTAACAAAAGTATTTATTACTAACGAAACAGAAACAACGGATGCCATTCAAGAGCAAAACACAAATGAAAGCCTGTTGGGCAGCGAAGGATCCCAAGTGGGATTGCAAGAAGTGGTCCAAGGAAACGAAGAATCTAAAATCGTTACCAGTCAAGAAGAAGAAGTAACTGTAATAAATGAAATTACTGAAGAAGAAATTCG